TAAAATAAAAGATTTAAAAAACCTGCGTTAAAAAGTAAAAATGAAATCATCTGTAGTCCCACATGTAAGAGCGATCACCATATTCATCAGTATGCCATCTATCTCCTTCAGAGTCAACAAATGTATCGTCATCCAGACCATCTGATATAAAACCGAATGGAGCCATGTCCTGTTCGATTTGATTTTTTTGTTCCTCATATATTCTTTTTCTTATATCATTATCAGTCATCTCTTTAAAGTAATCCTGTGCAACTAACCATGCAAAGATTACAAGACACATTGCTAAGTCATCATTACATCCCTCCTCTGCCTCAAAAGAGTTATGTTTTTGAGAAAATGTAGTGAGTTCAGAAATAATCTCATAATCACAGGTTAGTAACTTATCATCTTCAATCAGTGTCTTTAAATTACTGCAACCTAATTTTTTGACTGCTGCAGTCATTCTAACTCCTAACTGAGACTTCTTACCAGAGAATCCTTGACCCACCACCTGACCATTTCTACCTCTCATTGAAGCCATCAATAGATTATCATATTCTAGATCATATTGCAAGATGCTTGCTACTTGATCTCCAATATCATTGACCTCAATTAAAAGAAATGCATTGTTATATCCTTTCGCAACACTATGAATGATATTGGGGAACAACATGGGTTTGATTTCATTGTTTCGATATTTTGCTACGACTTTATATGGAAACTCAGTTATATCAAACACAATAAATGCTGAATAATCATTTCCTAATCCACGAGCAACGTCAACTGTAATCATATAATTGTGGTCTTTAATTGCGTCTTCATAGATATCCAGACCAGCATTTTTAGTTATAGGAGCATCATAAATTAAATTTTTTAGTTTACTTGGTGCGATAAGAGTGTTAACAGATCCTAAAAACTCACATTCAAACTCAACTTTAAATTGTTGTTCAGATGTATTTGCTATGGTTTGTGCTTTCCATTCATCATCTCTACCAGGCACTTCATTCCAATGCACATCAGTAGGAATATATCCATTTGTCCCTCTTTCAGCATCATGCCACATTCTATAGAAGTGGTTCATACCACGAGGAGTGGATACAATAATCACTTTAGTGCTTGTACCAGAAGAAATTGTAGGATAAACAGATGCAAAGAAATCATCTGCTACATGATTTGGTACGAAAGCAAACTCATCAAGAAATAGTATGTTGAAAGACATACCTCGAACAGCAGAAGCAGATGTAGATGCTGCTAATATTTTTGATCCGTTATCTAATTCAAGTGAACCTTTGTTCCATGCTATGATACCCTGCTGCATCCATTTTGGTAAGTTCTCATATGCAGTCTGCAATCTACCAAGTAGATCCATTGCAATCTTTGCCTTGTTTGCAAGAATACCAATATTAACACTATCATTGAAGATCGCATAATGTAGAAGATAAGATACCACAGTGGTTGATTTACCAGTTTGTCGTGGCATTTTACATATATTGAATCTTTCTCTGTGAAAATTTTTAACTAGTTTCTCTTGGAAAGGATATAGATCAAATGGAACTAAACCCTCATCAAGAGATACAATCTTAATATACTTCTTTGCAAAATAAACTGGATCATCCTTACACTTTAAGAACTCAATGATATTCTCTTCAGAGAACTCAATCGGTGTATTTGCTTTTTTTAAATTAGGATTTCCAAGATATACATTATCAACCATAACAATTACTTTTTAGTTTTCTTTTTCATTGAGTTGATGAATTTTCTGTAGACTGCTGCCTCAGAGGTTTTACCCATTTCTCTTGCCCGTTGTTCCATAGCAACAGCAGCTTGAATTTTATGAGCATGTGATCTATTAGATTTCCTGATTTTTGCAACAGACGCTTTTGCAGTAGCAACGTCCTTAAAACCAAGTCCATGAATAGTTCCTTTAGGATTTTCATCTGTATATAAGTCTGAGTGTTTCTTTGAGTTTGCTGGTTGACCTTTTTTTCTAGGAATGCGAGGATTTGATTCCTCATTCACTGCTTTCTCTAATTTATCTGCTTGTTTAGCGTGAGTCTTAGATCCTTTTCTAAGATTTTTAACTAACTTTTTGATGTATGGTTTATCTTTTTTATTTAACTCCTCTTTCATATCATCTTTACTATCAAGATAATCAGCAGCAGTATCTAAGTAATCAGTTGCTTTGGTTATCTTTGATTGTACCCATGCTTTGAAGTTATCTTTTTTGAGAGTATGTTTTTTAATACGCTTAGATGCTCTTTTTGCAGTCTTTAACTGATTACGAATCATTTCTGGTTCATGATCTTTATGCTTTTCTTCCATTGCTAATTTAGTAGCAGTTGCATACATCACAGATTTAGCATTTTTACCGTAACGTTTTTTAAATCCTTTTTTGTCTTTTTTCATTCCCTTCACTATATCTTCCTTTTTTTCTTTCTCATCTTTAGTCATTTTTCTTTCACTTATTTCAGTTCCCTTCCACACACCACTATTATTCACCATGGGTTTCATATGTGCAGGACCAACTATATCAACTATAACTGCAGTTGTTTCCCCATCAGAATTTTGTATCTCTACGCTTTCTCCTACTCCCCCTGAGCCATTACCACCACCATTACCACCAGAGCCACCGTTACCATTTCCACCACCATTCCCACCGTTCCCATTTCCGTTAGAACTTCCGTTAGATTTGCCATTACCATTACCATTCTCTTTAGAATCCTCCTTTTCATCTTCACGCTCTCTACGAAGATACCCACCAACTCCCCTGCGATAACCTTTTGGAATTGGTTTGCACTTGCTATCTTGGAAACAGTAATAGTGTCCTTCCTTACACTTCTTCATTGTAGCGATTATTTTTCCTCTTTATTATTTAGAAACCCTTTCTTTAGCATCTTTGAGAGTTCGGATGTTGATCCTACAAACAACGCATTATTAGTTACATTATTTGTTTTTGGAGCATCTTCATTTACATCTTTAACTTTTTTCTGCAAATCCATCAACTTATCAGTTGTATCTGCAACTGATTTTATAAGTTGTCCTGCAACCTCATATGCTCTTGGACTTGCACTTTCACCTGCAACCTCCATGATTCCATTTATTGCTTCTTGACCTTTTTCTATGATTGAATATAAGTTGGCTCGAGTGTATTCATAGTCTTTCTCAACTTCATTTTTCTTCGGAGCATCCTCTTTTTTAGTAGGAATAATATCAGTATCACTGATATTTAAAGCCTTATCAATAGATTCATAGTTTTCCATCAGATATCACTTTGTTTTGTTGGACTGCGATCTCTACCATCGTCAAAGAATTCAGATGTTTCACTGAATCCAAAGTCATCGCCTGGTACGATAAGTGCATTATCATTACTATCTATAGTACCATCACTGTTATAATCTTTGGTTGCAGTAGGTGTAACTGTATATCTCATTTCTCTCTTTGCATTTACAGTATCAACACTTGCATATTGATCGACAATAACTTTTTTAATAAGACCCTCTGGATTTTCTGCGATAGGTCCATATAAGTATGTCTTAGCAACAAATTGGAAAGTATATATTAATGCTCTTCTTGTTGAAAAATCTCCTTCATAATCGTCTTGGAAAGTGACATTGGTAAGTGTTATGGGAACATCTCTTTTTTCACCGATGGAGTCAATTAAATTGATTGTGATGCTAAATGATGGTTGAAAAAATGGTAATATTTGCTCTACGACTTGTAATGCATCATCATTTATTTTAGTTAGTAAACTTAATTCAAAACCAATATTGTAAGGCACAGGCATGAAAACCTTCTTCAACTTATTGGTTGAATTATCTACTGCTTTAAAGGTTTGAGTTATACCTGATTTTCTAGATGAGTCATACGCAATAGAAGTCATCTCAAAAGACATTCTAGGTAATGTAATAGCAACCATTTTGTTCAAATCAGGTTGCTGTTCTAATCTAGCGATAAATTTTGCTGCAGGACCATATGCTAAAGGAACTCTCTTTATATCAACAGTTGTTCCATCGGAAGTTTGATGTCTAACTTCCATGTTATTAAACAAAGTTCCAAAACC